TATCGTTAAAGAGCCAGCTAAAAACCAAGTTTATTATGGTTTAAATGGTGGATTTAACAAAGCAGATGTAGTATCGCATGTGGGAGCAGGATTGATGTTAAAAACCAAAAAAGACAAATTGTATCAGTTTGGTGTAGGTGTTACGAATAGAACGGTCGATGGAACAAACGGTTCTCTTTCTCCGTTCATTAATTTCGGAACATATTGGAAAATTAAAGTTAAGAAATAATGAGTGTTCAAGGGCAACCAAAGAAAACACTTAAAGAGATAATTGCTGAAGAATATCGTAAATGTGCGTTAGATCCCGTTTACTTTATGAAAAAATATTGTGTAATTCAGCATCCGGTGAGAGGAAAAATACCCTTTCACCTTTATCCTTTCCAGGAAGAATGTATGACCGATTTTAAAGATAATCGTTTTAACATTATTCTTAAAAGTAGACAGTTGGGTTTATCAACTCTTTCTGCCGGCTTTATTCTTTGGAAGATGTTATTTAACCAAGACTTTAATGCGTTGGTTATTGCAACAAAGGTGACAGTAGCTAAAAACCTTGTAGAAAAGGTTAGAGTAATGCACGATTTACTTCCTGTTTGGTTAAGAGATGGAGGTAATAGTTCAGTTGAAGATAACAAACTATCACTTAAATTAAAAAATGGTTCACAGGTAAAAGCAATCGCATCTTCACCTGATGCAGGTCGTTCTGAAGCTCTATCCCTATTAGTTGTAGATGAGGCGGCATTCATTAGAGATATTGATGAAATTTGGTTATCAGCACAATCTACCTTATCAACGGGTGGTTCTGCTATCGTATTATCTACACCAAATGGTGTGGGTAACTGGTTTCATAAAATGTGGGTTGAAGCAGAAAATGGAACAAATGGATTTAACACTATAAAACTCCATTGGACATGTCACCCTGAAAGAAATCAAGAATGGAGAGATGAGCAGACACGCATTTTAGGACACAAAGGAGCAGCACAAGAATGTGATTGTGACTTTATTGGTTCTGGTGATAATGTAATAGACCCGCAGTTACTATTATGGTATAAAGAAACTTATATTATGGACCCGGTTGAAAAGACTGGATTTGATGGTAATCTTTGGAGATGGGAACACCCTAATTACAATAGACAGTATATGGTTGTAGCCGACGTAGCGAGAGGTGATGGTTCGGATTATTCAACGGCGCAAGTTTTAGATTTGGAAGATTGTTCACAAGTTGCAGAATATAGAGGTAAAATTGATACAAAAGATTTTGGAAACTTTTTAGTATCGTTATCAACAGAATATAATAACGCATTATTGGTTGTAGAAAACTCAAACGTAGGTTGGGCGACAATTCAGCAGTGTATAGATAGACAGTATGGAAACTTATTCTATATGAGTCAAGATTTAAAATATATTGATGTTGAAAAACAAATGAACAATCGATATTATAGAGATGAAAAGAAAATGGTTGCAGGATTTAGTACAACAACAAAGACTAGACCATTAATCATTTCAGCATTAGATACATATATGAATGAAAAGGAAATACTTATTCGTTCATCACGACTTATCGATGAATTATTTACCTTTATTTGGAATAGTGGTAGAGCAGAAGCAATGAAGGGTTATAATGATGACTTGACAATGGCTATGGCAATTGGATTATGGGTTAGAAATACTGCTTTAAGATTAAAACAAGAAGGAGTGGATTTAGCAAAATCAATGTTAGATTCATCTCAAGTAAAAAGATATGAAGGTATGATTACGACTAATCATTTAAAGAAAAATCCGTATGAAATGGAATTGAAAAGAGGTGAAAAGGAGAATTTACATTGGTTATTAGGATAATCTTATATTTATAGAATGAAACCTTAATAAAACATTATGAGACTTATAGATTTAACTCCACTAAAAGAAATGGATAATCCTTGTTGGAAAGGATATGAAATGGTAGGTACAAAGAAAAAAGATGGTAGAGAAGTACCAAATTGCGTTCCTATTAAAGAAAAGGTGGAAGATATTGAAGAATACGATGTAGTAAACGAAGATGATATGAAATCTTTCATCAAGTTTATGAGAGAATATGTTAGAGAATTAAATGAAGCAAGTTGCCCATGTGTATTTGAAGCAGAGTATCAGGGTAGAAAAGTTCAATTAGGTAAACCAATGCAAGGTGATGTTAAAAAGTTTAAAGTATATGTAAAGAATGATAGTGGGAATGTTGTAAAAGTAAACTTTGGAGACCCTAATATGAGAATTAAAAAATCTAACCCTGATAGAAGAAGAAGCTTCAGAGCAAGACACAATTGTGATAACCCAGGACCAAGATGGAAGGCAAGATATTGGAGCTGCCGTAAGTGGTAATTTGGTAAACCCAAAAAATTTTCGTATATTCTAAAAAATTTTATTTAGATGGCAGATAAATCAATATTCGGTAGGTTACAAAAACTATTTTCAACTAATACCATAATTCGTAAAACACCCGAAGGTGTAAAAGTCATTGATACAGATGAGTATCAGTCAATGACTACAAACCTTGTAGACCGTTTTATGAAATTAAAAGTATCTAATTATGCAGGCGGTGTAGAATCTGGTTTAGCATATCAACAAGTTCGTATCGACCTTTTCAGAGATTACGATTCAATGGATATGGACCCAATCATTTCCGCAGCACTTAATACATATGCAGATGAGTGTACTGCCAGAAATGAGTTTGGTAATGTTCTTAAAATTCATCATGAAGATGATAATGTAAAACAAATACTTGAAAACCTTTTTTACGATATTCTTAACATAGAACATAATCTTTGGATGTGGACTCGTAATTTGGTTAAGTATGGTGATTTCTATTTACAATTAGAAATGGCCGAAAATTTAGGTATTGTAAATATCCTACCAATGTCTACTTACGAAATGAGTAGAATTGAAGGGTTTGACCCAATGAATCCACAAAGAGTTAAATTCGTATATGCACCATATCAGAATCCATACAACGCAGTGGGGCAAACGGCAAAGAAAGAATATGAAAATTATGAAGTAGCTCACTTTCGTTTAAATGGTGATGCAAACTTCCTTCCATATGGTAAATCAATGATTGAAGGTGGTAGAAGGGTTTGGAAACAATTATCTCTTATGGAAGATGCTATGTTAATTCATAGAGTAATGAGAGCACCTGAAAAAAGAATATTCAAAATTGATGTTGGTAATATTCCACCAAACGAAGTGGATAATTACATGCAAAAAATTATCAACAACTCTAAAAAAGTTCCTTTTATTGATGAAAGAACAGGTGAATATAATTTAAAATATAATATGCAAAACCTTATTGAAGATTACTATATGCCAGTTCGTGGTAGTGATAGTGGCACTTCAATTGATACACTTAAAGGTTTAGAATATAATATGATTGATGATATCAATTATTTAAAAGGTAAATTGTTAGCATCTCTTCAAATTCCAAAAGCATTTTTAGGGTATGAAGAAGAAACGAATGGTAAAGCTACATTGGCTGGTATGGATGTACGTTTTGCAAAAACTATTGAAAGAATTCAAAGAATAATGATTTCTGAATTAACAAAGATTGCAATCGTTCACTTATACGCACAAGGTATTAATGATGAAAAACTAACATCATTTAGTTTAGAACTTACAATCCCATCTAAAATATATGAACAAGAAAGAGTTGAACTATATAACTCAAAGGTTCAATTAATTCAACAAATGCAACAAACAAAAATGTTTTCTAAGCCTTGGATGTATGAGGCTATTATGGGAATGGCAAAAGATGAGCAAGATGATATGACATTACAGGTATTAGAAGATGTAAAACAACAATTCCGTTTAACATCAATTGAAACGCAAGGTGTAGACCCGGCAAAAGAAACCGGAACAGAAGGACCTACAAATGTAGAAGAAGAAATTGCAAGAATAAAAGCAGAATTAGAAGAAGATGGTGTAGGTAGACCAAAAGATTCGGTAAGGTATGGTAAAGATGACCATCCGGAGGGTAGAGACCCATTGGGAATAAAAACTCTTAAACAAAAAGAAGGTTCTGTTCAATACAAACCAAGAAAAAATTCATATTTTGAAGTATTTAAAGATATGAATGGTGGAAAAAAGAAGATTTTGACAGAGAATTTG